GCCGCGGTCCTCAATCAGAACGCCAACATCTCGCTTGGCGCGGGCAGCGCGACGCTGCAAATTTCCGGCCACGTGCTCGACTCGAACACGCTGGCCACGACCAACACCCTCGACCTTCACATCATGCAGCTCTGGCAGAGCGCCGATAACGTTCTCGGCCAGTATTCGCGGCTCGAAGTGAAGTTCAACACCAACGTATATGGCAACCAACAGGCGGGTGCGTAATGCAGATCAGAGGCCAGTTTAGCGACTTCTTCTTCGAGACGATGCTTCCCGCTCTGAATGCCAAGATCTGGCAGAATTTCAAAGCCAAGCCGAAAATGTACGACAAGCTGATGCGCGTGGACACCACGGGCAGAAGCATCGAGCAGTACGCCCAGATGGCCGGCGTCGGGCTTCCCGCGCAAATCGCGGAAGGCGCCGAAACGCCGCTCGACACCATGGTGCAGGGCTTCAACAAGACTTACAAGCCGCTCAAATACGGCTTGGGAATTGCGGCCTCGCAGGAGCTGGTGGAGGACGATAAGTTCGGCGTGATCTCGCGCCGCACCGTCGCGCTCTCGAACTCGATCAATCAGGCAATCGAGATTCAGGCCGCGAGCGTGTTCAACAACGGCTTCACTACCACGATTCTGGATGGCCAGAATCTGTTTGCGGCCGCGCATCCGCTGGTGAAATCCGGCGGCGCGCAGAACAACCTGCTGAGCGTCGCGGCGGATCTCGATCCGGCTTCGCTCGAATTGGCGCTTACCGACTGGGAGCTGACCAAGAGCCAGGAAGGCTTCCTGCAAATGCTGCCCACGCCGCGCGTGCTGGTGGCTTCGGCGAACCGCTGGAACGTGGCGGAAATCCTGAAGTCCCAGCAACGCAGCGACACCGCCAACAACGCGATCAACGCGTTCAAGTATACCGAGAACGGCGGCACGATCGATTCGATCGTGTACCCGTACTTGACCGATCCGGATGGCTGGTTCCTGGTGGCTCCGCCCGACGAGACCGAAATCCTGTGGCTGTGGCGAAAGCAGCCCTACACGAAGTCCGACTACGTGGAGAACAAGGAAACCGGCTTCGTGTTCATGCGCTACCGCGCCGACTTCGGGCCTTACGGCTACCGCGGCGTGTACGGGACCCCCGGGGCCTAAAAGACGTTTCGGGCGGGGTTTTGACGCAGAGGCGCAGAGACGCGGAGAACGCAATTTTAATGGTTCGACTCTGCGCCTCAGCGTCTCTGCGTCAAAACCCGCTCGAATAATCCGTTTTCAACTTACAAGGAGCAATAAATGCTTTCAATGGCGACGATGCTACAGCGCATCGCTACGAGTTTTCAGGGCGGCGTGTGGATTCGGCCGCGAATCAAAAAGACAGAGACGGGCACGGGCGGCGTGAACAACCAGGGCGCGCGCGACATGGTGCGGCTGACCATCACGGCGAGCGAGAACCAGGCTTCGGATAACGTCCAGATTACGGACTACGCGCAGAACGTGCTGGCGGGCGTTGACGCGGCGGGCAACATCTATCAGAGCGGAGTGACCGCCGCGAAGGAATGCGTGGCGCAAGTGACGCTCACCGCGGCGCAGATCATCGCCATGTTCACCACGCCGGTTTCGATCGTGCCCGCGCCGGCGGCCGGCCAGGCGATCATCGTCGAGCAGATTCTGGTCGAGCTGAACCTGGGCGCTACGGCGTTCTCGGGCGGCGGGGTGGTGCATTTCTACTATCACGGCCTGACGGTGGAGGTGATGGCGCAGACGCTGGCGGCGGCTACCATTCAGGGCGCAGCAGGACAGTCGGTCTATCTGCTTGAGCCGGCGCAAACGGCCGGCGGCAGTGTAGTCACGAAAAACCTCGGCGTGGACATCACCAATGCGACCGCGGTTTTCGCGGCCGGCAACGGCACGGCGATCGTCACCGTCTGGTATTCGCTCGTGACGCTGTAATGAGCGGACGACGACTACTCTTAGCAAGCGCGGCGAGGACGGCTACGGCTACCTCGATCGCGCTGCGCAACCGGTGGCACAAAGGGCTGCACGTGGTGCTGGTGGTTACCGCCGCCAGCGGCTCGGGCGGCCTGACCGTGCACATCCAACAGGTGGACCGGGACAGCGGCAACACCGTGGACCTGCTGGTGGCGGGCGCGGCAGTGACGGCCATCGGGACCTATGCCTATCAGCTCGCGCCTGGAGAGGGCGCCGCGGCGAGCGGAATTCTCGTAGCGGTGGGGCGCCAACTGCCGACCGACTGGCAGGTTTCGGTTGTGGCCGGCGACGCGAGTTCGTACACCTACCAGCTCAACGGCCTGTTGCTGGACTAACTCCTTATGAGCACACCGCGAGCGTTTGCACCCTGGGGAGTGAGCGCGGCGGCGCTGTTCGATGCAACCGCCGGCAACTTCGACGAGGCGGCCGGCAATTTCGACGGGACCAGCGGGGCCGGCACGCCGCGGGTTTTCCTTTCCGTGGCCACACTGCTGTTCGATTCGGCCACAGGCAACTTCGACGAAACGGCCGGGACTTTTGACGAGGTTACCTAAGATGATTCGACGCAGAGACGCAGAGGCGCAGAGAACACGATTAAAGATTGGCCGGCTCGGCGTCTCAGCGTCTCTGCGTCGGATTTTGACCTTGCTGGCCATCGCTCTGCCCCTCGCGGCGCAAGTGCAGACGATCCCGGACACGACGTTCCCTATCGTCCGCTCGATGATGAACGCAAATTTTGGCTTGCTGCAGGGCGGCAAGCTGACGCCTCCAGTGACCTATGCGTCGGGAACAACCTATCTTCTGGGAGATACGGTCGCGTATGCGGGCCTGTGGTATGTCAGCATCCAGACCGCCAATATTGGGCAGGCCCCCAGCTCGTCTCCGCTCTGGTGGACGGCGTTGCCGGCGGGCGCGGTCGGGACCGTCTTCGGGCGGACCGGCGCGGTGGTTTCGGCCGCGAACGATTACTCGTATTCCCAACTTGCGGGCAACCCTTACTCGCTGTTCTCGGGAGTCTCTCCGATCAGCTACAACGCATCGACGGGCGCGTTTTCGTGCTCGACCTGTCTCACCGCTAACGCGGTTTCTACTGTCTTCGGGCGCGCAGGCGCGGTTGTTTCGGCCGCGAACGACTACAGCTTCAGCCAACTCTCGGGAAGCGCCACGGCCACGCAACTTCCGGTGATTCCAGTCGCCAACGGCGGACTGAACACGAGCGCGCCGGCGTTTACCGCGCTGACGGACGGCGCGACGGTGACCTGGGCGCTGGGAAGCGCGCTGGTGGCGAGCGCGGACCTGACCTTCACTGTGCACTCCGGATCGCGCACGCTGAACATCACGGGCGCGGTGAGCGGCGGCCAGTATGTGCTCTGGGTCAAGCAGGACGCGACGGGCGGCGAGGGGTTGACTCTCGGAACCGGCTGCACGTGGAAGGTGAGCGGCGGCGGCGGCGGCGCGGTGACTCCATCGACGGGCGCGAGCGCTGTGGACCTGCTGGCCGTGACTTACGACGGAACCAACTGCTATGCGGTCTTCAACAAACTCTTCAACTAGGCTCGCCGCTATCGGCCTGCTTTGCGCGGCCTCGGCGTTCGCGCAGGGCGGTTTTTTCTTCGGGAGCAATGGCCCGTCTTTCGCCGCGGGCGCCCTCGCCGGCGCGATGGCGGGCGTGACAGCGCCGGCGTATGTCTCCGGGCAGGAATCCTACAACGCGACCGCCGGCACGTCGTTTACTTCCGCTTCCTTTAACAGCACCGGCGCGGATCTTCTAGTCATGTTTCTCGGGTGCCATAGCACCACGGTTTTCACGATCACCGACAGCTACGGCAACACGTGGCTCCCCTTGGCCGGGCCGGCGCGCAAAGTGGGCAATAACGCGTTCCCAATGGAAGGCGAGTTCTTCTATGCGCCGAATGCAACCACCGGAACCGGCCACACTGTAACGGTCGGGCTCAGCGCAAGCTATCCGCTGGTGATGTCGATCGCCGCGGTATCGGGCGACAACGTCTACTCGCCGATTGATGCCTATAGCGCCATCACGGGTGACGGCGGGACCCTCGCGGAGTCCATCGGCAGCGGCGCGCTGACTACCTTTCAGCCGGATGACCTGCTGTTGGGAATCGTTAAGGGATGGGGCGCCAACACTTACACCGCGACCGGCGGATACGCCAGTCAGGCGGCGTCCACCGGAACGAACTTCGCCGCGGAGACCCGGACGGCCTCAAGCGCCGGCAGCTATAGTTCCAGCTTTACGGCTTCCGTCGGCGACTTATGGCAGACGGTGACGGCCGCGATCGCGCCCAAGCCCACGGAAAGCGTCCTGACCTGGGCGGCGGCGGCCGGCTCGATCGCGACGTACTATGTCGAGCGCTGCACGGGCCTGGCCTGCTCCGGATTCAGCGCGCTGGGCAATGTTTCGAGCCCCACCGTGACCTACGCGGACTCGACAATCGTAGCGGGAACGGTCTACAACTACCGGGTCCGCGCGCAGAACACTGGCGGCGCTTATAGCGCGTATTCAAATATTCAGGCGCTCAGCCCGATCCTGCCGCATGTGGTTTCAAGTTTCGTCGCGACGCCCGTCCGGACGATGTCATGGAACGCCTCGGCCGAGAGCGGCGGAACGATCAGCCTGTACTCGATCGAGAGGTGCACCGGGGCTGGCTGCACCGGTTTCGCCGCGATCGCCACGACCGCGGGCACGAGTTACACGGACGCTTCCGCGGCGGCCGGAACCACTTACAATTACCGCGTCCGGGCGCTCGACGCCAACGGCTTCTATGGCCCGTACTCGGTAGTAGCGACTGCTGCCATTCCGGCCTACTTCGACAGCGCGGCCGATGGCGGCAACAACGGCGGAAGCGCCACTTCGCTAACTTACTCCTATACCGTCGGCGCAAATACAAACCGGCTGCTGCTGGTCAGCGTCGTAGGCGACACGTCGGCGGACGACATATCATCGGTGACTTACGGCGGCACGGCGGCGACTCTCGTCGCCAAGGTTCTGACGCCAAGCAATCGCTGGCACTATCTGTACTACCTGTTGGCGCCAGCCTCCGGCGCGAACAACGTCGCCATCACCGCGGCCAGCTCGCATTACCTGTTTTCCACGGCGGCGTCCTGGTACAACATCGCCCAATCCGGCCAGCCTGGAGCCTCCACTACCAACACGACGACCGGGACGGCCGTCTACATCACGACGTCACTGCCCGCGACCGCCAACGGAGCCGTTGTAGCGGAGAGCGTGTGGGCGGACAACGACCTGCTTCCAGATGCCGGCTCCGCACAGTTGGTAGTAGATAGCGCGGCGCTATCGCTGGGGATGTTCTCCAGCGTTCCATCTCCAGTAAGTCAAGCGTTTCCCGTCACGATGAGTAATACCTGGAGCGGCCTCGACGAGGCGTCGAGCGTTATGGCGTCGTTTGCGCTGGCGTCCAACGGCGCGGCCGGCATCACGTACGACAGCGCGGGAGACGGCGGCAATAATAGCGGAGGCTCGGCGTCGCTCACTTACTCCTATACGGTGGGAAGCGGCGCCAACCGGCTGCTGCTGGTCAACCTGACTGGCGATACGTCGGCAGATGACATATCGTCGGTGACTTACGGCGGCTCTGCGGCGACTCTCGTAGGTAAGGTGCAAGCCCCATCCGGTCGCTGGCAGTATCTGTACTACCTCCTGTCTCCGTCGAGCGGCGCGAACAACGTCGTCGTCACAGCCGGCAGCTCGCACTATCTCATCTCCCAGGCGGCCTCCTGGTACAACGTGAAGCAATCGGGGCAGCCGGAAGCGTTCACAACCAACACCGCGGCGGCAGCGAGTACGTCGATCACCACGTCTCTGACGACTGTGGCCACAGCGTCGCTGGTCGTGGAGGGGATATGGTCTTACGGTCATCTGACAGCCAACGCCGGAGCGAGCCCGCTGGTCGTCGATGCCTTTTACCGGGGAGCGGGACTGTTTGCCAGCAGCGCATCGCCGGTTACCCCGGCCGGGGCAGTCAGCATTACGACGATCTCGGACGGGACGCTGGGCGCGGGCGCAATTATGGCGTCGTTCGCCGCGCACTAGAGAACAACCTATGACCTACGGCGCCATCAAATTCCGCCTCACCAAAGCCTTCCCCGGCGTCGATCAGGACCTGATCGAAGGCTGGGTGACGGATCGCTATCTCGAGATCCTGGGCGAGCTGCCCTGGTCGCGGCTGAACGTCGAAGCGATTCTGCAAACCACGGCGCCATATCAGGCCGGGACGGTGGCGCTGACAGTGGGCTCGCAACTCGCCACGTTGGCCGGCGGCGCGTTTACGGCCGCGCTGAACGGCCTGGTGTTCCAGGCGACGGGCGACCAGGCTATCTATCAGTTCACTTACGCGTCGGCGACCGCGGGAACGCTGGACCGGCCGTACGAGGGCGCGACCAACGCGCTCGCGACGTATTCGATTTTCCAGAACGTGTACCCGCTGCCGGCGGATTGCCGGTTTCTGAGCGACGACGCGTTTTCGAGCTTCCAGCTTGGGCCCCTGAAGCGGCTGACGCCGGGCGACATGGACGCCGGCAACCCGTTTCTCGCGTCGAGCGCGTCCGGGAGTTGCGGGACGCCGATGCTGTGGAGCGCCTACATGGACGACGGCAGCACGCCGCCGCAGATGCAGGTGAAGTTGTATCCAGCGCCGAACCTGTCGATCGGGATTCCGTTCCGCTACTCGCAGGAAGTGGTTGCGCCAGGCGCGACCAGCGTGACGCTGATTCCGTGGCTGCAGCCCGCCGCGCTGATCGAGGGCGCGACCGCCAAAATCAAGGCGCACCTGAAAGACTACAACGGCGCGACGTATCATAACGCGACCGCGAAGGCTGCGCTGTCTGTGATGCGCGCCGAAGAGGCGTTCCGCGCGGGGCCGGTGGCGATGCGGCTGGATGGCTACTACACGAGCCACAGGGGCCAGCGGTGCAGATAAACATCTCGCGTTCACAGGAGTGTGAACGCTGCACGCATGAGTGCGTGCGCCACGGTGGACTGTGACCACGCTGCAGATCAGTAATTTGATCGTCGAGCAGATCGACGATAATCCCGCGGCTCCGGTGAGTGTCACTCCGCCGGTGAGCGGGCCGAACACTGTGCCACCGGAGTGTCTCGCAGCCATTAACGAGGGCCAAAATCTCGCGGCTCTGATGACTCTGTGTCTGGAGAAGACGGCCACCTTCACGCTGACCGCGAACACGTGCTGGTACCTGCCGCGGCCGGCGCTGCCCGACCTGATCGCGCCGCTGCGCTTCACGCTCGCGGGCGTGCGCTTGCGGCCTTCGACGCTGACCGACCTCGAAGCGCAGAACAGCGTCTGGCAGGCGACGGCCGGCGCGCCGGCGCGCTACGTGATGCTTGGTGTGAACCTGCTGGCAGTGACTCCGCAACAGACGGGCGCGGCGACTGCCTCGATGACTTACGCGCAGTCGCCAGCGCAGCTCGTGAACGATGGCGACGTCCCCGCGATCCCCGAGGCATATCACGCCGACCTTGTGTCGTACGGGGTCTATAAAGTGAGGCTGAAAGAAGGCGCGCAGGGCCTGGAGCGCGGGCTGAAGCGTTTCCAGATGTTCGTCAATAACATGTCGGAATTGGCCGAATACGTCCGCGCGCGCGCCGTTGCTGCGCACTACGATAACCAGCCGCCAGAGCTACAGCTCGCACAGAAAGGTTCTCAATAAATGGCCGCCAGATTTCCAACGGCAATAGCCGCCAACGCAGACTTACTCGTCGCGGTCAACCTCGCGCAGACGACGCTCACCGCGCCGATGGGGAGCGGCGACACGGTGGCGAATCTCGCCTCGGGCTCGAACTTCCCCGTGAACTCGGTATTTGTGGTGGACGGCGAAGTCTGCCTCATCACCGGCGGCGGCGGGACCAACGCGCCCACGATTACCCGCGCCTACGACGGCACGACCGCGGTGGCGCACCTGGCCGCGGCGGTGGTCTCGGCGTACATCGTCGCGCACCACCACAACCAGATCGCGCTGGAAATTGAGGCCATTGAGAGTGCTCTCGGCGTAAACCTGGCCAATGTGACGATACCGAATCCGCTGCCTTTAGCGAACGGCGGCACGGGCGCCACAACGCAGGCCGGGGCATTGACGGCCCTGCTCGGCGCCTCCGCGCTCCCGCTCGCGAACGGCGGGACGGCCGCGACGACGCAGGGCGGCGCGCGCGCGAGCTTAGGCGCCGCGGCTTCAGGCGCCAACAGCGACATCACG